TGACTGAGCGTCGACTGCGCCAGCATCCCTGGCGTTGCCATCTGCTCAGCGGCGCCAATGGTCCGTGGCGACGTGACCCGGCCGGTTTCACCGAAGGTCTGACCAGTAGAGATGCGTGCCATGGCGCTTTAGAAGAACTTGGGAGCGTTGGCCCCGTAGGCCCAGTCAGTGATTCCGGCGCCCTTGCCAGTCGATATGTCGCTGAGTTTGGGCAACTTGGGCGGTTGCAGCTGTTTGATCTTGCCGACAGCACCAGCAGTGCTGATGCCTGTCTGGATGCCGCCAATGGCAGCAGCAGCGCCCTGCAGGATGTACGGGGTGCTACTGGGCGCCGACTGGTAGATCGGCTCAATCGGGTCAATGACAGGCTGCTGCAGGTACGGCTGCTGACTGGCCAGTCGGCTGCCCCGCTGGGCCGCGGCGCCCATCTTCTGCTGCTGCACCTGGGCCGTCGTAAAGGCCAAATTCCGCTCTGATGCGTAATCGAAGGCCGCTTGCTGCCGGTAGTAGTCAGCAATGAGGTTGTCGACCGTGGCACCAAGGCGACCAGTGGCCCTGATCTCGCCCCTTGCCTGTGCTCCCTGCAGGGCCGTTTGCCTTGCCTTCTGGGCCGCGGCCTCCTGCTCTTGCATCAACCGCAGGTTCAGCTGAGAGATGTCGTTCTCGTAGGCGCGATCAGCCAGGAAGCGGTTTTGCTCCATGATTGCTTCCTGCTGCTGAGCCCTCAGCTGCTCAAAAGCACGGGCAGAACCAGCCTGAATCTGCTGGAAGCGATAGGCCTGCTCGGCCTGGGCATTAGCCGTTTCGACGTTCTGTGTGGCCTGCTGATAGGACGCAACGCTCTGAGCAATGCCAAGACCAGCCGTTAGAACACCAAGGGTGATCGAGACGGGTTCACACATGGCTCATCCTCACGAACTCCAGAAACGTCCGACCTTCATGCCCATAGTTTGAATGTTTTGCGATGAAGGTAAAGCCCATCCACCGAAGCCACTTGAGGTGGACCTCGTTGCGGGCATCGGCGTAATTGAACAGTACGTCGTACCGCTCAAGCATGGCCTTAAGCCAGGGCTTTGCCTGCCGCAAGAACTGGATGCTGTTGGGCTTGTCAGTGACCAGTTCATCAGTGGCCAGCAGCCAAATGCGACCCAGACCATCGCCCTGGTCAACCACACCCCACATGCCCACTGGCTTGCCGCTACGGCCCAGCATGGTCATGCACGGGGAGCCCTTGAAGTAACAAAACAGCAAGGCCTCGACTGGGGTCTGGCCGCAGCCGGCCATGACTTCGGCCTGATCTTCTGTCCGCATGGCGGTGGCAACGGGCAGGATGTCCGCGACAACCGATGGCCTGGTGTGGCCAGTCACATGCGTCCTGCCCTGGTGTGATACCACCCTTCCCATTCAGCTGACTGCAGCCTGCAGGGTAAGGCGCTGCTGCTGGCAATCTGGATCTTGGCGTCAATGTTCTGCGTCATCACAGGTACGCGGAACTTGCTGGTGGAGATGCCAGGCGAACCCAGCAGGTCGCCGTCGCCAGGGTGGATGCCGTTGTACGGATAGGTGTAGGTAGTGCGGCCCCTGGGCGTGACCTTGATCTCAAAATGGGAGGTCTGGTCGAAGATCATCGTCCAGGTCCGCAGCTGCAGCTTGGGACCACCCACCACAGCAATACCGCCGCCAGGGGGCTGTTCCTTCAGGTACTGGGTGCTGAACTCGTAAAGCATGTCGTACAGCTCACCCACATAGAACTTGGCGTTAGTGAGGTTGCCGCGGACCACCAGGGTGCCGTTGCCGCCAGTGCCACCAGTCAAGGTCTGGCTGATGGGAACGATGACCTGGCCATGCTGGACGGTGTTGCCAGCGAAGTAGCGGCCGACGACCACCATCGTGCTGTTGGCCGCAATCGGATACGGCAAGGTGATGGTGCTTTGGACGTCCAGGCCTGCAGGGTTGGTCAGAGCCACCGAGCAGCTGGCCTCAGTCGTCTTGCGGTCCAGCAGGATTTCGATGTTTGTACCGCTATCGACGTTCTCAGGGCGCAGGACCACCTTTTCCAGGTACACGCCGTCGCTGTACTGGACGACCAGGTACAGATCGCTGTCGATCAGGTCGGCGCCAATGATCGACTTGTCGCCCTTCACTTCCCAGTACGACCAAGCGGACTGGAGCTTGGTGTCGTTCTGGAAGAAGAACTTGTAAAGGTAGACGCGCTTGGGCTGGTCCTTGCTGATGGCCAAGATCGTTTCTTCAGACGTCGTGGCGATTAGGTTGCAAAGGTTCTGCGGGACAAACCGCGGCACCGAGGACGTCACCTCTTCTGATGTGGGGACAGGGCCGCTGGCATCGGGCAGGAAAAACTCCCGCAGGCCGGTGAAGTCACCCTTTGGCACTGAGAAGTAGATCGTCCGGCCAACCCCAACGGGGTCGACGTCGTCGGTCATCTCAAAGGTGGTGATCGGCGTGATGGTGGCCGACTTGGGGGTCAAAGCCAGGGCGGATGTGGTGCCGCTGTCCAAGCGGAACTGGCCATGGCGGCTGAACAGCAGCAGCACGTTGGCAAAGGCCAGACTGCTGACCAGGAAGTTGATCTCCCGGCCGCCGGTCGTCAGGTCAATGGGATCGCTGTCGACCACCGTCTGGACGCTTTCAGGCCAGAAGCGGTCGTAGCTATCAGCTGCAGACAGGATGACGTTCTCGTCCGCCAGTAAGGCCAAGCGGTTGCGGAACAGGTTGACGTTCTGAATCTTGCTGCCGACAAAGGTGGGTTCAGGCGCCGTGGTGGCATCACCGGCAATACGGGCAGACCAGTCGAACTTCTTGAAGGTGAAGGTGCCGTTGCTCTCGCGGACCAGCACATGGGGCATGGTCGTGGCATCGAACTTGTAGACGATGCCCGGGGCAACGGTCTCCCTCCAGACGCCAGGGCCAAAGCCACTGCCGGCCGCGGCCTCAAACTTCACGTAGTAGTCGTCAGAGCCAGTGGTCTTGCTGCCTTGGATCTTGACCGTGAACCCATGCTCAGCAATGGTTGGCAGCTTGGTGATGTCGTTGATGGTGCCCTTGATGGCACTGGTGTTTTCAGAAGTTTTGGTGTCGCTGCTGGACAGGGTGTAGGCGCCGCCGTCGGCCTTCTCAATCCGAACGATGTACTCGGACGCAGTGAAAATGTAATTGGCGGTGTAAAAGGTCATTGCCACGCCGTTTTGGATCGTGGCCGACGCAGCTGGCGAGAACGTCACCTGGGTAGAAGTGACGGCTGTGACCCGTGCCCCTTTGGGAATGTGGCCAGTGGCATCGGTCAGGTACTGACCAACAACAACGCCGGTGGTGCTGGCAAAGTTAGCCGTGGTCGTTGAACCGCTGGAGTTGGTGCTCAGCGTGGTTGCCACTGGATTCAACGCCGTAGCGGTGGCCAGAAGCCCCGTCAACTGGCTTGCAATGGTGACAGTGTCTGGAGTACCGCTGCCCACTGCAGGGGTCGTATAGCTGACCTCAGTGCCGTTGACGTTGATCCTGTAGGTGGTGCTGTAGTCAGCCGCCTTGATGAACACCATGGACTTGGTGCCCCAGTTGGGAGACAGGTCGGCCGCCATGGCCACCGTCTTCTCCCGGTTCACGATGAAGGTGTAGTCCGCCACCGAGGCAACGCGGAACACGTTGCTGGGTTCACCCGTGATGTCCAAGTAGCTGGTGCCATCAGGCGTGGCAAGGGTTTTGACTGACCCATCCATGCCAAACACCTTGATGGCGTTGTCTTGGATGATCACCAGGTACTGGATCGTGCCGTCCCGGTCGACGATGGTGGTGAAAGGGCGGTTGGCCCCGGCACTACCGGCAAACAGCTTGCCGATGTTGTAGGCCGGAGGCCGCTTCTTCAGCCCTTCAACCGGGCTTGGAAAGCAGTTGACGACCTGCTCAGCCTGAGAAGCCAGGCGCAAGGCAGCCGGCTGCTGACTGACCCCATTGATCAGATTGGGGATGGAGCTGCTGACAAGAGGCATGGCTCAACGCTGCAGGGCCCGGCTGGGCATGTAGGTCATAAATACGCCGGTGTGGTTCGGATTGCCACGAAGCATGTTGTTCTGGCTCACATAGGTCTCCTCTTCCAGGAACAGAGCCCGTGCCTCGGCCTCAATGCCCATGTTGATCCGGGTCAGGTCTGCGCTGCCCAGGATGGATTCCTGCAGGTGCCGGCCAGCCTTGACGGCGATGTACTGGCGGGCGTGCTCAGGCAGCTCCTCCCACTCCAGCATGTAGGTCACATCAGCCTTGAACTTGTCCGTGAACTGGTAGCTCTTGGCGCGACGGTCGTAGAGCTTGCTGCCGCGCTGCACCACGTCCAGGGACGGATAGCTGTAGGGGTCAACCACCACCCGGCTGACGTTGGTTCCGACTGAGACCTCTTTGGTAACGGTGTCAGGCACCATCTCCCGTTCGTAGTCGGTGTTGAAGGACCAGCCGTCGCTTTGCACCTTGCGGCTGACGTCCTTGAGCATTTCTTCAGCCTGTTGACCAAGGCCGTATTGGCCGTTGAGGCTGTTGATGGGTGCCTCTCCCATCATCTGGAGGATGCGGTTGATCGCTTCCAGGTAGGTGGTGCGGGCCAGTGCCATCGGTCAACTCAGAAAGGGGAAGGGGCCCCGAAGGGCCCCGGTAGAACCGCTCAGCTCACGTCGGTATAGATCTCCACGGCGCAGTCGGGGCGCAGGATGTTGGTACCCAGAGCCATCGAAGCAACCATGAAGGTGCCCTGCCAGAGGGCGTGGACGTCAGAGCCGGTCTGCTCCATCTTCAGATCCATCAGCTTCACCGTACCGACTGCCTGCTTGTTGAAGGCAAGGGCCACCGACTTGGTGTAGTCGGCGCTGTAGTCGTTCTGCTCACCAGAAGCCGCAGAGCGGTTGGTGGTGGGCAGGTGGTTGGACTTGAGGATGGTGATGCCAGCCACGCGCAGCACGGTGCCGTCGGCATAAGCGCCAGCACCGCCCCAGTCGCGGTTGATCACGTTGGTCTCTTGGACGAGCTTGTAGTACTCGGCCGGAGCGAGCACGCAATAGCGGTCGTTCTCGGGCAGGTTGTTCTCGTCCATCTTCTGGGCTGCGCTGAACAGCGCAGTGGCCAGCTGAGCACCGGTGATCGCGGACTTGGAGGCAGCCACGATCTTGATGCGGGTGCCACCAGGCAGGTCGGTGTTGAAGTTGGTGGCGGTACGAGCGGCCTTGGCGATCATCGCGGCCACGTTCTTATCGAACGTGTAAGCGAGAGCGTTGCCCATCTCGGTT